TAAATCTCATCTTCCAACCTACGGAGTTCTTTAGAATAATCCTCTGCCATCATCAGTTCAAACTCTTCCGAAATCTTACGCATATCTTCTTCACTACGCATATCATTAAATGCAAGTGAACAAGCACCTTTCATAATACCGATTTCATTGTGCCCCATCGTGCGAGCAACAGTTCCAAAAAAACGGAAGAGTTGAATAGTGTTAATATCTTCGCAAGGAATCTCAAAAGTATAATGCTCCTCGGGAAGAGTTTCGTCATCAAAAGCACCATATCCAGTAGAGGTCCATTCGGTATCAAAAGAAACTTTGAGGCGAGCCTTATACATTTTGAATTGTCTGATTTATGAATGTATTATACCAGAAAGGGAACCTGATTTTCAAGCATCCTTGTTCCAGTTTTTTAAGTGTCCTCTTTTATTTTACGACCAAGAATCCACCCCTCACCAGGGCATTCTATCATAAATTTGCAATGTGTTCCATCAGTCCACCATTTTTTACCTTTATTTTTTATTCCACATTTTAATTTTGTTTCTTCAGAATGTCTGGTTCCTATTTTTGATTGACTTATTTTTATTTTATGCTCTTCTGTTAATATTTTACCTCTAAAAGCATCACCAACTTTTCTTTTATGCTCTTCAGAAAGTGATTTTCCTTTTTGCGATTCACTAATTTTTCTTCTTGTTTCTTCCGAATGTGTTTTTCCAGTAAAAGCACCAACAGTTCCTTGTTTACTGTTAGATATAGCAGTCTTAGCTCCAATGGAATGTTTTTTTCCTTTAAAACCATTACTTCCAGTTTTTCCTTTGTTGGAGATACTTATTTTCTTTTTGGTTTCTTCGGTTAATACTCTACCAGAAGTACCATCACCACCGTTAGTTTTATTACGAAGAATACCAGTTCCTAAATCTCTCCTACCAAACACATCAATCATATAAATTTCGTGTTTGAATGCTTCTTCTTCAGTTAGGTTTTGTTTGAGGAATATTATTCTTGATTTATTTTTTGGTTTAGAGCAAGGTCTCCCTCTTTTCTCATATATTCTATATTTCGTTCCTTTACCTATGTAATAAGGAGTTCTATCCTCACGCAAATATGCATAGGTATAAAATCGGTTAGGATTTACCATAACTGCTCTTTTGTTGACTGACTTAAGTATTTATACAAGAAAAGGGCATCTCTGCCCTCCTCTGCCTGTAGAGATGTCAGTCAACTTCAGGCAGTATTATTTATGTACCTACTATAAAACCCCTGACCGCGAAAGTCAAGGGTGAATGGACAGACTTTAAACTGGTCTATGTGGTCAAGAGTTTTCTACATATTCTTCTACAACTCTGCGTATCCTCATCACATTCAGTTAGACATTCAAAATATGAATTCATAATTTCGTGCTGGTCTATAAACTCATCTAGTGTATTACCTATTTTTTTCCACCCAGCAAGTTGATTGTAAGAAATTAAATTGTGCATAGCAATTCTCCATTTTATATAAAAAAATCATAACAAAGAATTTTCGCTCATTTTTATGACCTTACTATTGTACTACTATCTATGTTAATTATTAGGAGTTCTTAACATTTCTTTTTCTTTGCTTCGCTCATTTTTCTTTTACTTTCTTCACTATGAACTCTTCCTTTAGCAGATTCACTCATTTTTCTTTTAGTTTCTTCTGTATGAGTTTTACCTTTCCTTGCATCACTTATCTTTTTTCTACTTTCTTCAGTATAAGTTCTTCCTTTACCCGCAGTACCAATTTTTTTCTTATGCTCTTCTGTTAAGGTTCTTCCTTTATGCGCTTCTCCTATTTTTCTTTTATGTTCTTCAGTGAATTTTTTTCCTTTTTTTATTTCACTCATTCTTTGTATTGATTCTTGTTTATGCTTTTTACCTAGCATCATTGAACCACCTTCTCCGCCATCAGTTTTATTGCGAAGAATACCAGTTCCCAAATCTTTTCTACCAAACACATCAATCATATAGATTTCGTGCTTAAATGATTCTTCTTCTGTTAGATTTTGTTTTAGAAATATTATTCTAGATTTATCTTTTGGAATTCTTATTTCGTCTTTTGCTTTGGAATATATTCTTCTTCTTTTACCTTTGCCTATGTAATAAGGTGTTCCGTCTTCACGCAAATAAGCGTAAGTGTAGTATTCGTTCATTGTATGCCTGGGGTATGACGATACTATTTATAAGAGGACTTACACAGCAAATTATCTCCCCAGACATACTGCTGATGCCTCTTATTTAATCACGCTGTCTCCAATCTTCTGGTTTATCGCCCGTAAAGAAATCAATAATATCATCAGCACCATTAAATTGAGTGCGGTGGTTGGAAGGATCTGGATCACCCAAATCCAATGCGTTCATAAAGTCATCCAGACTTCCTTCTTTCATATCTGGATTTGCAGCCCTTCTTCTTGCTTGCCTCAACATTGTTGCAGCAGAACGATTTGCTTTTGCTAGTTTCTCTGCCCAAATCATATCACTTAACTCTACTGATTCGCCTTTTACAATTCGCTCACAGATTGCTTCAAGGCGAAGACGGTATTGAGTGGAGAGCATATGTATTACTCAGATAATGTTTATTTATTTCTTGATTCTAATTCCTGTTGCAATTCCTTTGCAAGTTTATATGCGCGTCTCCACATCAAATACTTTACAATTGGATTTGCTGGATTGTGCATAATCCACCACTTTACCTTTTCATATTCTACTCTTGCAAGTTGAGTGAGCATATAAAATCCTCTTGCGACTGAAGAATCAGTAACAATCAAGTATGCAATACAAAAGAAGATAATAAAGTAAATGTATGCAGAACTCATTGTCTTAGAGTTCTGATGTATTGTAGGACTTGCTCACGAACTGCCATAAGTTCATTGTAACAAAGTTGATTGTGAGCACAGTTGCGAAGTTCAGGGTCTGGCTTTAATACACTCTCCTCAAAAAGAGTCAGTCCACGATTCCACTTATCAACTTGAGATTCTTCGTTCATTTTTTCACCACTTTAACGGGACAGGAAGGGACAACTTTGCGGATTTCTTGTACGATTTCAGTTCTTTGAACTTCACTTAATCCTACAACTCTGGTAAGGCGATGAATTAAATTCAATGCATCAGAGCAAGTAATAATGGTTGCAGTAAGAAATACAACCATAGTTTTCTCCTATTCTACTACTATTTAAGGTAGTTTATATTTTTTTAAGGAATTAAGTCATGGCGAAGACATACTAACTTGCCAATCAAAGAACCATAGTAAAGAAGAATACTACGATCTCCATGTTCTTTAGATTCCTTTTTAACTAAACGAATCAGCAAATCAATATCTTTCAAATTTAAATCAGTATCACTAATATTATGTTCAGTAACTTCCATCAATCCCAACTAATATTTTCAAGAAGAACACCTGGCATTACATAAGTCCAGCCACTACCACCAACTTTATAATCAAACTTATATTCGAATTTGTTATGACTATCCCAAGTCACATATCCTTTCTCTTTATCAAACCGTCCTTTAATAGTCAGACCAAACTTATTAGAGAAGATGTTACGAGTTCTCAATGCACCACCAGTTTCACGAGTTTCAATGACCTTACAAACATCTTCATAAGTTTGAATGCCATATTCTAGAATACAGTTAGTTTCATATACAAAAGGACGATAGACTTTTGCCTTTAGAACTGTTGGCGCAGTCTGTGCAAATACAGGAGAAGAAAGCAGTAGTGCGGCAAGAAAAATCAGTTTTTTCATTTCACAACCTCCCAGTGTTCGTTACCTTGTTTAGGAACCCAAGTACAGTATTGTCGATTGATAGAAACCAAAAAGAGTTTATCATCAGTTTCTTGTTCCACTTGCATTGCATGAAGTGATTGCATGATGTTCACAAAGCGATTCTTAGCTTTGGAACTTTTTGGAATGATGTTGACGAACTTACGTTTAGTCTTCATGGTTTTGTGTATTTGAAACTATTATAGCAAAGAAAAGGGGTCAGTGGTGACCCCAGTGTGACAGTATCAGAGTTGGTCCAAAGGAATGAGACGATTCATTGCTCGCAATTCTTTGTGCTTCTCATCATCAGCGAATTGAGGAATTGCGCCAATAATGGTAAAGGGACGTTCTTTAGGCAATGAGATTTGAATTCCAGTGAGTTGAGTGTTAATCAGTTTTACCGTTTGAGCATAGAACATCTCAAGGTCATTGCCAAAACTCTTCATTTCTTCACGAAGTTTCTCTGCAGTCTTTTCTGTACTGTAAAGAACGATGTAAGTGTGATGACCATGTGTAGTATTACCAAGAATCTGGTCTACCCAACAACGGCGGGCATTAGTCTTACCTGTCGAATAGAAGACCAATTGGTTTTCATTCAGAGGAGTTGGACTATCTGGGAGAGCAACTCCAAGTTCCTTTACTTCTTTGCAGTCTGCAAGGTATTGAATCCACTCTGAACGTTCCTTATCTACAATAATGGGAGCTCCGTTAGGAGTAGAACGAAGTAGGATTTGGTTAGAAATCTTGGTGATTGTACCAGCAATGTTGCTGAAGAAACGTTCAATTTGAACTTGGTTATACAACCAGTCATTGATTGAAGATTCATCTTGATTGACAAGACCTTTACCCACCAAATACACACCAGCGTTAATAAAGTCATTCATCGTAGCACGACGAGCAACCAAGTGGTCATTTGCAATTAGACCATCGACAACGTTGGACATTTCCTCATTGACTTTACTATCATAGAGAAAGATTGCAACAGGAATTCGTTTCCATCCAGCTTCAATTGCTGCGCGAATCCGAGTGCGTCCGTCCTTAATTTTACCAGTCGTAGAAATGATTGGGGGAAAAGGAGTGTAATCCCAACCGTGTTGCTCATAACTATAAGCAATGTCTTCGGTTGAATTAGATTCTTTGTCTTTATTTTGCTCTGAACGAACAGCTGCATTGTTCAGGTCATCGTCATAGACTTTTTTAGCAGAAATATCTAGAAACGAGAACTTAACAAACGTTCCATACTTTTGACGTGAGTTAAGTTGTTCTGTACTCCAACGGTTATCGTAGTTTTTAATATCAAGGTTAGCACAACTAACCTTTTGCAGATAGGGAATCGTAGTCATTGTTTGCTCCAATAGCATTATGTGGTGAATGTGAGAGAAGAAACTGCCAGTGGCACATCCCTCACATTACTACTGCACTTTAAGGGGCCCAGTTCAAAAAGTCAAGAGCTCATCCTTTACATTGTCTTTTCCTAACACACGAATCATTAAATCCAATGACCTTTGATGTGGTCTCTGTCCCCACCCATACCATTTACTTTTCTTTCCATTATGATAAGGTGGAATCTTACCGACTGAATAGTATTGTTCAGCAGTTAAATCATAAATGTTTTCTCCATCTTGCAACCACCAATGATACTCTCCACGATAATCCTTTCCACTCATCGGCACTAATCTATCTGTATTCATAAGATAAAATAATGCTTGAGTTGAATGATAGCAATGTCCGTATGTTGGATTAGTTTGATTCTCTGGACGATACTTTGGTGTTAAAAGGTCTGGTGTAAGGTTGCGTTTAATCAATCCCATCACCAGACACATATTATGTTCTGAATATCTAAAAGGTTCAAAAGTAATCTTTCGTATCTGAAATACTTTATTCTCTTTACTTCTGGGCCTTTCTACTGTTTTCATGAGCTTTTTGAGCTTATATTTTTATCAACCTCGACAAAGGTAATTATAATGAGTTAGATAAGTGATGTCAAGTACCTGATGTAAAGCTCAGTTTCCTTTGAGTGTGCTTCTACCTCCCAAGGTTGATTTTCATAGTTCAGTTCAGAGCAATCAATACCTTTCCAACACCGAATACCTCTGGTGTCTCTTAAGTCACCACGAACATGCTGAAGAATATGTTGAAGTTCGTGAAGAAGAGTTTTGATATAAACCTCTTCACTAAGTCGATTGTGAATCTCAATCAGAAAACTTCTAGGTCTCCAATCACAATCTTGAACAGAACACCAACCATAAACACCCTCACGTAGAAGACCTCTATGAAGCACTTCTACCTCAATCTTATATCGTTTAAGGTACTTCTGTGTAAACCAAGAAACCACTGAAATACATTTTTGTTTTTTTACTCTAGAACCACTAACGTAAATCAAATGCATTTTCTTGTGGCAACTAACTCACTATAACATCTTCAGGCGCTTCCAGAAGCGCCTGTATGACACTTCTTTAAGTGTTTAGGTCTTCTTCTTCCTTTAGAACTTTATTAGTATATTGATACATAACAACATTAACCTTTTCGTGAGATTTACTAATATAAGTTTTAAATCTACTCTCATTAATTTCTTCTCCACAACTTTTAACGTCTATAAATTTTACTTCTCCAGTATTAGGTTTCCAGATAACAATATCTGCTGGTCCATTAGAACTAACATTTCTAAATACTTCCCACCCTTCTCTCATATAGTAAGTAGATACTTCCAACTCGGATATATCTCCAACTTTACCTAATTTTAACCCGCCTGATGCTATTGATTTTTCTCTTATTGAAGTTCTTGAAAGTGAATTTCTACTTTTGCAGAATTCAGAGCAATAAATTTTTGCCGATAATCTTGTGCTGAACACCTTTTCGCAGTGTTTGCAAATTTTTTGATACCTCATCTGCTTCTAATTTTGGTTGGCATTAATATTTATAATAAAATAGGGCAGATTTCTCTGCCCAACTCTAAAAAGTGCCAACCAATTAGAGCATTAGTATTTAGAACACAAAGTTCAGGACTGCTTCAGATACTTTTGTAATCCAGTGAATAAACCATACAAAGGATCCAACAAAAAGCAGTCTGTCTAGATTGGAATACCTCATGGGTTTTGTGCGTTATGTGGCTACTATAAAACCCTCCAGAGCAATTCTGAAGGGTCTGTGGACAGTTTTTAAAGTGTCTACTCAGTATCAAAGAAGAACATTTGCCACAATCTTGCATTCTCTTTGACTGTTCCGAAGTATTGTGATGCTGAATGAATACAACTTGCATCAAAGATTACAAGACGATTATAAACATTTCCAAGTACATCTACGGGTTCAAATGGTGTCCCGTCTAAGTGACAATCTCCTGGAATATCTTTCCATGCATTATCCCAACCTTCATCATTATAAGTTCTTGCTCTTGTTTTTTTATTGGCATATAATGTAGTTCCACATTGATATGGTGCATCGGGAGTCAAATATAACATTCCACCCCATTTCTGGCTATCACAATGATAAACTAATGGTTCTCCTGACCATGAAATTTGAAATCTTCCATTCATTCCATGTTCTTCCCACTTAGTAATGGTCTTTCCCATGATTTCTTCAAATCGTTCTTTGAGACCTGGAAATAAAAATTGTTGTTCTGTACGTCTTCCTATGAATCCTCTACCTATACCACCCTCAACATACTCTTGCTCCAAAGCAAACTTTCTAATCTCATCAGGATTTTCATAAAAATTATCTACAGTCCAAGAAGTTGATTTTGAATTTGTATTAATTCTAAAAAAATCCATAGACATTTCTACTTCTTCAGGAGAAAAAATATAATCTCTTACATCTTGAGTGTCTTCTATAACAGAAATCATTTTTGATAAGATAGACTCATCAATTAACTTTGGATGTACCCACCAATCTTCAAAAGTAGATTTTCCTTCTGGTGATAAATCATTTGCAATCATTACATAACCCTTCGATTTTAAAAATTCTCTAGACTTTTCTCTATATGACCTTGTTGCATCAATATAATAATCGTGTTCATAAGTAATCACTGCAAATTTATACTTATCAAAGGGTAGCTTGAGCATACACTCATAAGTATTTTCTGCAGGTTCAATATCTAATTGAAGATAATCTATTACATTGCAATCAAAATTTTCAGATAAGACTTTTTCATAATCTATTTCTAATGCATTCTCATGAATGACATTAACATTTGGTCTTTTTTCCCTATATTCTTTTACAAAACTCTCATTGAGTTCAATAGACACACCTTTCCAGAAAAACTTTTGCTCCAATAAAGCAGTGTTATTTCTTTCAAAAGGTTTTGCTCCACCAATTTCAAGAAAGGTTCCATTTTCCTTTCCATCTAACATTGAAAGAACAAAAATGTCTTGAAATATTTGTGAGTAATTAGTATCTATTGTTTGAGAATTTTTGAATTTGTATCTTAATTTACTATGGTCCTCTTTTGTATATAAAATTTGAGATTGGGAATCTTTTGTGAGTCCAATTTTGTTAATATTGTATTGCACCCTAGATTTGTGCAAATCATCAAGTATATCCCAATACTCGTTTACTAGATGAAAGAACAAGTCTCTACTTTCTTGACCTCTTCCCCACCACCAAGATGCTACAGCCTTTTGAAAAATGAGAACATGTTTTCCTTGATATTCAAAGATATCTATTTCTTCTATTTCAGTTTCATAGCACTGCAATCCCAAATTTGCGTAGATGTAAGCATTTTGCCATTCACTTTTCTTTTCATAAAGTAATGAAAGAAAATAATATGCTTCTGGTCTGTTTGGAAGAAGCATTAGTGCATTTTCTAGAAGAACTTTTTCAGTTGTGTCTCTAGAACCTTGTGACTTGTAGCAAAAGGATGCTCTAATAAGTGCTGAATACGCAAGAACATCATCTGTAGATCTTTCAGATGCTCTAAGGTAATAAGTATGTGCTGGAGCAGTGTGTCCAACATTTTCATACCACCGCGCAAGATTATAGTTTTTCTCTGCGTTTTCTGTATCTAGACTAAATTCAATCAGTTCACTCATAAATTTATTTCATTATTTTGTAGTATATATTTGAGTTATTAAAGTGCTATCCAACCCTTTACATCTAAGAAGTTTTTATAGTTGTCTAGAGGTGGTCCAAACCAAAGTTTGGGTTTAATTACTTTTTTGCTATTTGCTAACCATGCACCCCACCAACTAAAGGTACTGTTTGCAATTATATGATATTTGCACATGGATTGCATACAAAGGTCTACGGCTGAATTGTTGTTTCTAGAAAAGAAAAATCTACCATTAGACCTAAAAATATCTTGTTGATATGCCCAGTCTATGTCATCACTAAAGATTAATACCTTTAAATCTTTATTGAAAAATTTCAATGCCTTTTCATAATATTCAATTGGTTGGACTGGATGATGAGAATGTAATGCATAATCACCTCTTCTAATATGAAGAGAGATGACTTCTTCATTTGAGAATGATGAATGAAAATATTCTTCAGCAATATTTTTATACTTTTCTTGAAAAGTGAAGCATTTTCTAATGTCCTCTGAATTATCTTCAAAATATTTTACATCTTGAAAATATCCATGCAAATCAACATTGTCTGGGCATCTGTTGAGTATATCTTCATCTAAACCAAGGGTATCTAACTTAATGGAATATAAATTTGTAGTTTCTTTTCTTTCATTATCTAAATTGAAACACTCAAATAAATTTAAGTCTTCTGGATTTCCATAAGAATCTTGGCATTTTGACTCAACTATGGGAAGACAATACTCATAATTAAATTTTTTTGATAGACTTCTTAGTGTTGCATATTGAAACATTTGGTTTCCCAATCTTCCGATGGAACCCATACAATTCATTGATATCATCGTAATTTAATTATTTTTAGTATATAGTGCTGTTTCAACAAAGACGGTATTGATTTCATCTTTATACACTTCAACATAACCTGAATTCAGTATTTTGTTTCGCATATTTCGATTAATCTCTACGTGGTCAGTATATTTTTGAAAAGATTGGTGCTCATCTATTAGTTCAACAATTAACATCTTGGGTTTCCAATAGTTTAAATCAAAAGATTCAAAGACACTTTCTTCATTTCCTTCAACATCAACTACAAGTAAATCAAAATTTGGTTGAATGTTTTGACTATTCAGAAGAGTTTCTAGTCGTATTTGTGTGCATTTGTCCTCATGAAAAACATAGTCTTTTGACCAATCTATTTCGGAGTACATCTCCACAAGTTTTTTATTTGATGTCGTAAGGCCACCACAGACATAGATGTCAGTTTCTTTTTCTTCACTTCCAATTGAACATTGTGCGACTAAGACATCATTATTTTTATGTCTTTCTAAGCATTGTTGATAATGTTCATGGATTGGTTCCACATAAATCCCTTTCCACCCATGGTCTGCAAGACATGATGTGTTTGAGAATGTTTCTCCATCATAAGCACCAACTTCAACAAAAAGTCCTTTTGAAGGATAACCAAAATATTTTTTATAAATTGAACCTAAATTTTGAATTTGGCAGGTATCTGAAACTTTGTAAGAATTGCTTTTAATGTACAGAGCATCTCCCCAAATATCGCCCATCCAATAAGTTTCAACTCTTTCCATGCCATATTGTTTTAGAAACTCATCTATTTCTTCAACATAAGCATTTCCCTCATAGAGTTCCTCGCGATTTACCTCACACAAAACATAATCAATATGCTTTAGAGTTTCTGTTGCTCCCTTTAATACTTCCAGTTCATATCCCTGAACATCTATATGAAGATAGTTGCAACTGTTGTAACCAAAACTATCTAAAGTGGTAACATTAACTTCCTCAATGTCTGGAAAATTGACATTTGGATGGTGTGTCAGATGTACATTTGGAACCAAAATAGAACTACTTTGTGCTTCATTATCACTCACATACATTATGGATGTTTGAGGAACAGAACCCAGTGCAACATTGTTCAATGTAATATTTGCACTTAGGTTTTTCATTCTGTCTGAAAGAACACTAAAGGTATCACTTAATGGCTCAAAAAGAATTATATTTTCTACTCCAGTTTCAATATAGTCAGGAACTTCCTCTCCATAATGAGCACCAACATGTATAACTCCGTTGATGTTTAAATTATATTTTCTTTTTAAATTTTTATAATTGAAAGGTAAATCTTTTTCAAAAATTTGGTCAATATTCATAAATGCTCCTTTATTTTTCCACCAATTCATTACACAGTCGTAAGAGAAATGATGCATTGGTCCTTGCCCATTAATTAGTTCAGCATGAGCATTTTCTGGAAGTAAACTTGAATGTGTATTATAGCAATCCTCAGCAAAGAGTGGAAAGCAATAAACTCCAGGTTTATTTGTAAACAAAAGATGTTCAATGACTGGTGGATATTCTAAATCTTTAATATACAGGTTAAAATAGTTATCAAAATAGTAAAGATCTAAAAGAAGTTTGGCATACTCTCTCTTAATTAAAAAAGCAGCGGCACACCAATCTCTTTCTCTCCGTCTTTCAAATTTATAATCATTGCAAATATGTTCTCTCACAAGAACAAATTGGACAGAGTTCCAATCTTCTGGGAGATTTTGGAAAAATTCTTTCCAAGTAAAATTCCAATATTCAACAGGTGCTAGAGATAAATCATCTTCAACAATCAATGTATAAGGTTCATCTGTAGTTTCATACCACTCTTTTAGAAGAGTGAAGTGAGAAGTAATTGGGCCTCTAGAGTGTATTGCTAAAGAATCTACGTATGGACCAACAAGTTTGTGGTTATACTCTTCAAATCTTTTGAATAGATGTGGAACGTAATCAGTGATATTATACTTCTTAAACCAATTTTCTAAATTAGTTCTTCTATCTACACTTTCTTCTAGACTGATATAATGAATTCTTGGAAGACCTTCTAATTTATTCATTAATAAAATCCTCCACAAGACTTTGTGAAACTTTTAAAATATATGCAGCGTTATCCTGTGCTCCAAATGTGAGTAGGAAGTCGTCTCTATATTTTGCTAATCCACAACAGAATTCAATTTTCATATTTAAGAATGAGAATAACTTAGAAAATTTTTGATTTCTAAAGTCCTTGTCCCAATAAACAAATCTATGTCTATAAGTTGCATCTTTTCTTCCTTGTTCTGAATTATATAATTCAGTCTCATGAATCAAAGTTAAATATCCACCATTCCATTCAATTACTTGAGAACCACCTCTCATATCATTTTTCATCGGAACATATGAATTTGTCTCAAATACTTCTGTTGGTTGACCTTCAGGATTAAATTTCATAAGTGCCGTAGGATTTGTCCATTTAAGAAGGTGAAATGGTTTTCCTTCAATTGGTGTACAGTTTTTCATACAATATTCATTGTCTGGGGCTGGTCCAGGAATTCTGTATCTAAAAACTTCTTTAACTTCAGTATCACTAAACTCAAGTTCAGAAAGTTCCATTCTTCCTGTTCCTACTTTATCTAAATCTCTTCTTACTCCGACTGCACAAACTTTGTTGTTCCACCAAATCAATCGAACGTCTTCGAGTCCAACAAATTCCCATTGTGGTTCATAGGTATCAAATTTGGAGGTATCTATTTTTGTATAATGTGTTGTATCTAAATTTTCATCCAATTCTGCAATATAATTTACAGTTCTCAAATGCATATCATTTTCAGGATGAATATATGATAATGGTCCCCATACATGTTCAAATCTATTCAGTTCTGCATGATAAAGAGTATAGTTAACATTACGAATGTTAACCAATACCCTATCATTAATTACAAGAACTGATGGATTGGTGAGTGAAGGCCCAGCAAGATCTTGCGAATTAATGAGCAGTGGCTTTATGGAACCACCATTGTTCAATGCAAATTTTACAAAGTTCATATCAAAAATAACGATTTTTTTATTTCTTAATTGATTGGATTTCTTCCTTGAGAGTATTTATCTGGTCTTGTTGCTCCTTAATTGCTTCAATTAGAATACCGGTAATACCACTATAGTTTACTGTTTTATTGTCAATTCCAGAAACTAATTCAGGAACAACCTTTTCAATTTCTTGTGCAATGACACCAATTGAAGGATTTCCGCTTGTTTTCCATTTAAATTTGACTCCACGAAGATTTTGAACAGTTTCTAGTGCATTTTGTAATGTTTGAACATCCTCTTTAAATCTTATATCAGAACCTGAGTTTAGGTCACCACCAACAGTTAAAGTTCCAGTGCTTGCATTAAAACTAAATGCTGTTGCAGTACTTCTTGCATATGCAGTAGTAGCGGCACCAGTTGAACCGACCATAACAGGATACAAAGTAGTGATTGTAGTTGTATCTGTTGCATTAATTGTACTTAAGCTACCACCCTGAATACCTTGAGAACCTGTAGTACCTTGAGTACCTTGAACTGATATGCCTTGAGTACCTTGAGTACCTTGAATACCTTGAGAACCTAAATTTCCAGTTCTTGAGAAAGAAATTGCAAGTGGAGTATTATTTGCAGGTAATGTACCAGATATATGTGCAACTGGAATCTTATAATATCCAGCAGCAACTGTGGCTATACCTGTAATACTCCAAACATTAACTACTGTACTACCAGGTGCTGCCCCAAGAATAGTTAAATATCCTTCTTGGCCTGGATTGGTGCTATCATCCCAACTATCATACCATGTTGTTTGTACATTGGAGTTTGCGTCATTATTATCAATAAAAATGGCATTTACTGAGCCTATCGTTCCATTATTGTATTGAATTTTTCCATTACCAGGATCAGTATCCGTGATTGTTGTGCTGAATGTATATGGAACTCCACCAGTGTTTCCTGTCGTTCCTTGAATACCCTGGATACCTTGAGAACCTGTGATTCCTTGCGTTCCTTGAGAACCAGAACCCGTAATACCTTGAATACCTTGAGAACCTGTGATTCCTTGAGTGCCTTGAGAACCTGTGATTCCTTGAGTACCTTGAGTACCAGAACCTGTGATTCCTTGAGTACCTTGAGAACCTGTGATTCCTTGCGTTCCTTGAGAACCTGTAATACCCTGGATACCCTGCAATGTGGATGGAGTTGTCCAAGAAACTCCAGTACCAGTAGAAATAAGAATTGAACTTGCGGCTCCTATATTATTATTGGAATCATAGAGACCACCAGTAAGTCTTAGATTTCCTCCAACGTGAAGTTTTTGTGTTGGATTTGTGGTTCCTATGCCGACATTACCACTTGAAGTTATACGAACTCTTTCTAATCTACTTGAACCAGTTCCTGTCCAGAAAGTAATTCTTTGTGGTGCTGTTCCAACTCCAACATCACCATCAACTTCCATATTGACGGCAGCAGTTGCACGACCAGTGGAACCATCATAAATCGTTCCCAATAATGAAAAAGTATCATCATTAACAAGAGGGACAGTAGGAGAACTCAAAGTTCCTCTTGCTCTTGTTGCTTTGAATACACCTCTATTACCTGAAGCAGAACCTGCTGAAATAATATTAAATCCTGGTGCTGTATTTTGAGCACTAATTGTGAGATAATCAGAAGTGTATAGTGCAGAACTAACCGCACCATTACCATCAGAAATATGTAGAGGTGTGATTGGATTTGTTGTTCCTATGCCGACAGAACCAGCAGCCCCAACAACAAATGGAGTTGCATCAGGATTTGCACTATCTTCAACTACAAGAGCATTACCAGAACCAGTTTGAGTAATTCTTAATGCATCAGAAAAACTATTATCTACTACATTTAATTTTGCTCCTGGATTTGTGGTTCCGATACCAACATTAAAGTTCTCGTTACCGACTAACCAATATTCTGATGCAGCACTTGAGGTTCTAGTACCAACAGCAAACTGAGTGTCTTTGGTAGTGTCTGGTGCATCAAAGTATTGACCGCCAGTACCAACACCAATAATAACTCTTCTGGATCTTGTGGTAGAAATGCCACTCCACCCACCAAGATATAAGTTGTAACTACCAACAGTATTATTATATTGTGCGCTAATACCCAATGAAGTATTATTACTTCCTGTGGTATTAAGATATCCAGAATCTTGCCCTAAGAAAACGTTATTACCACCGATAGTGTTTTGGAATCCTGCACCACTACCGAAGAAATTATTAGCTGTTCCAGTAGTGTTAGCAGCCCCAGCACCACTACCGATAAAGTTGTTTAATATTCCCTCAGTATTACTTTGACCTGCTTGATAACCAAAGAAGTTATTATTATAACCAATGGTATTAGAATATCCTGCAGAATATCCAAAGAAGTTATTCGTATTTCCGGAGGTGTTACTACGTCCTGCCTGATATCCAAAGAAGTTATTATAACTTCCAGTGGTGTTATAAGTTCCTGCACTACTACCGAAGAAGTTATTATGGGCACCACTGTTATTGTAACCTGCCGACTGCCCTAAGAAGTTATTGTAGGCACCACTGTTATTGTAACCTGCTTGATAACCTAAGAAGTTATTATTGTCACCACTATTATTGTAACCTACCTCACTTCCGAATAAGTTATTAGTGCCACCACTGTTATTGTAACCTGCATTACGACCTATAATATTATTGTTAATTCCTGCTGTTGAGTAACGCCCTGCATAATTACCAATGATGTTATTATAACTTCCAGTGGTATTTCCAAGTCCTGCATAAAAACCTAAGAAGTTATTATAACTTCCAGTGGTGTTATTACCCCCAGCTAGAATGCCAAAGAAGTTATTATAACCTCCGTCTGTAGTGTTTTTTCCAGCACCAACACCTATAAAATTATTATTGATACCAGAAGAAGTTAAATTAGCACCTGTAGTGCTATCACCAATTCTTATATTGTTAGCAGCATATCCACCATTATCAGAGGTGCTGAATCCAAGAACACCATTAATCTCAAGTGTTGTTTTTGGATTTGTGGTTCCCACTCCAACATTACCATTAAGACGATAAATATCATCACCAGTTCCAGCAGTCCATCTTGATGCTACAAATGGACTTCCATTTTGGTAGAAAGTTCCACTAAAATCAATATCTCCAGAAACATCAAGTTTATTATCTCTAACTTGAATAGCTCCTACGGCAAGTCTTACACCATTGGGGACTTGAGTACTTCCAATACCAACACCATAATTAAATAACCAAGCATCGGTGATACCTGCACCAATATCACCTCCCCTAAACCACATAATTTTCTTATATGTGTCTGGATTGGTTTCTCCAGCAATTGCAAGACTTACCAGTGGCGTACCTTCAGTTGATGCAATAGCAATACCACCGTGACTTGCAGTATAATCAGATGGTGAGAATGAAGTTCCAATACCTAGAACAATGTCGGGGTCAGATATCGTCAGTTGTTGAGCATTAAGTTGTGCTGCTGTACCACCAATGGTAATATTTCCATCAACATTTAAATTGCCGTTGATGTCTGTATTGCGAAGTACTGTTAAATCATAAGTAACTAATTCTGTTCCATTAAAAGTAAGATTTGTAGAACCAGTCGCTACATTTGAACCGTCTTTATAAACAACTTGATATGCAGACCCTGCTACTGGACCGGTAATTCCTTGAGTACCTTGTGTACCTTGAGACCCTACTGTTCCTTGTGCTCCACCGATGCCTTGAGTTCCTGTAGTGCCTTGAATTCCTTGAGTCCCTTGGCTGCCAGAGAGTCCATCTGAACCTTGCACTCCCAAAATACCTTGTGTACCTTGAGAACCATCTAAACCTTGAGTTCCTGTAGTTCCTTGAATACCTTGAGAACCAGTAGTGCCTTGAGAACCATCTAAACCTTGAGTTCCTGTAGTTCCTTGTGTACCTTGTGTACCTTGTGTACCTTGTGTACCTTGTGTACCTTGAGAACCAGTAGTGCCTTGTGAACCATCTAAACCTTGAGTTCCTGTAGTTCCTTGTGTACCTTGTGTACCTTGAGAACCAAAACCAGTAGTTCCTTGAATTCCTTGAATTCCTTGAATTCCTTGTGAACCATCACTACCCTGCGCCCCAACGGTTCCCTGAATTCCTTGAATGCCAATTTGAACTACTGTAGTACCAATTCCTACACCAAGAGTATCTTGTCGAATGAATACCTTTGCATCATAATGATTAATAGCTATCTCTCCAAGACCCAACTGCTCAACAGTTGGTACTTTTCCCTGAACAAGAGATCTCTTTACACGAATGATCGGATTGGTATTCATTCAACCTCATCGATGGTAAGAACCTTAGAAACTCTTATATAAGAGTTTTTATTATTTATTGAAAGTCTTCATCCACCTTTGTTCCTCTTTTTGGTTTCCGTAACTTTTCAAGTTCAGAACTCAAAGCATTTGCAGTTGCATTTAATTTTTCTACTTGAGTTTCTAATACAATATTTTGATTGAATAATTCAAATGCTTTTTGTTGATATTTTGCAAGAACTGCTTTTAAATCATCTTCAGACATAAAAAAAGAGGAGATAAACTCCTCTTATTTAGAACTTATGATTTACTATCAGAAAGTACCTGCGTCAACCGTGATATTTTGAAGTTGCAGTTCACTTCCAGAACATGCAATCACTTGTGCAGAACCACCAGTACAAGAGTTATTAATCCAGAGTTCGCCAACTTCAATAGGAGCAAAGGTAGTAACAGTAAGTTGTGGAGTATTTGCGTTGGTTCCATTAGTATCAGAAGCAAGAACACTTGCAAACTTAAATCTGCTATCTCCATGCTCCCAAATAACTGCAGATTTCTTAGCAGCATCTGTGTAGTAGTTGAAGAGAACTCCAAGGTCCCAAGTAGTAGCAGAAGAAGGAGCCGAACCATCAACAACACCAAGTTCAACAGTTCTGTCCTCTACTGTCATAGAGGTTGTATTGACTTGAGTTGTGTTACCATTAACGTAGAGGTTACCACCAACAGTCAGGTCATCTGCAATTTGAACATCATTTGCAGTAATAGTAATTGCAGTTGCACCAGTATTTTGCGATTGAATAATATTTGCTCTAACTGTTGGGGCACTTAAAGAAGTTCCGACGACGACTGCATCAGGAAGACCAACCGTAACAGTTTGACCAGATACTGATGTCTCTACTTCATTTGCAGTTCCACTAATCGTGAGTGTTTGTGAAGTATTAACAGTGCTTGGGCCACCAGCATCTGCATTTAATCCAAGAGTAAGATCAATTGCACCGACTTGAGAACCAACATAATCAATAACAGCAGATGAAGTTGGAACAGAGGATGTTGAAGTTCCTGATCCAACTGCAGATGAGAATTGAGTAGCAGCAACACCAGTTCCAATCGTGAGTTGTGCAGTTGTTGTTACTCCAACAATATTTACATTTCTTGCAAAAGTTGCATCAAGATCACTTAGAATGAGTGTATTGTTTGAGTTGGAAGAACTTCTAAGACCACCAACAATAACTTTTTGTTGGAATGCAACATCTCCATTTCCATAGAGATACATCGCATCAGATCCACCGCCCGCTTTAATATATGAAGTTAAAGCAGCAGGATCACCAACACTTAGTTTACCAGTAGTCTTTACATCACCATTAGAAGGATTAATAGATAAACCAGCTCCAACTCTTAGAGTTTCGCTAGTTTGTCCAGCAAGGGTATCAACAAAGGTTACAAAGTAATCTGCGTTTGTTGAAGTTCCTGTAGTATCAACAGTTGTTGCTCTGGTTGCAGTTCCAATTGTACCAACAATTGGTTGTTCAAAGGTTGCAGTTCCCTTGACAGTAATTGTGTCTCCTGAAGTATCTCCTAGAGTTACATTTCCAGTTGCATTCAGTGATGTGACTGTAGTTGCGCCTGAAACATTTACATCGTCAAGTTCAGTATGTCCGAAAATATCAGCCCCACCATTCCCATCAATCAGTCCAGCTACTGTTGCAATACCAGAAAGATTTAAATGTCTTGCAGTAATATCTTCGCCGGTAATAGAAGCACCGCCAGTGATTTGTAGTCCACCAACATAAAGTTGATTGTCAATATAAACATTAGACGTTGTAAATGTAGTAACTCCTACAACAGTGATAATGTCGCTACCAGAATCGCCTAAGGTTACATTTCCTGCAAGAGTTGTAATTCCGCTTACTAGAACATTACCAGTAAATTCTGCGTGCTGTGTAGTGAGTTTATTAGAACCTGGATTGTAGTATATACCATCGTCAGTATAAACATTCTCATTTGTTGCAGAACCATTATGACTATCAACAAATGTTACATAATAGTTTGCAGCAGTATTACTTGCAGTTACTGTTTTAACTTGATCTGCAGATGATGCATTACCTACTACGCTGCCAGTTAATGTGCCAAAGAAGTTAGTTGCACTAATTGAGGTATCAGACATCGTGATACCAGAACCAACAGCAAGGCGGACCCCATTCGCCATGTTGGTGGTTCCGATTGCAACACCATAGTTGAAGGCAAATGCATCAGTACCAAATCCAAGCGTTCCTTGCTTGAACCACATCAATTGCTTATAAGTATCTGGAAGTGTATTGATTCCAGAAGCAGAGAATGAAGCAAGTGGAGTTCCTACTGTTGATGCAATTGCAACACCAGCATGATTCGCAGTATCATCAGTTGAAGCATCGCCATTTGTTACACTGGTGGTGTATCCAAGAATAATATCTTTGTTTTTAATAAAAACATCTTGGCCATAAAGGATAACTGTAGTACCACCACCGATTGTGGCAGTTCCATCAACAGTTAAGTTTCCAGTAATATCAACATTTCCACTATAGAATCCATTTCTCCATCTCTTTCCAGTGAGACCCAAATCATAGGTGTTGGTTGCATTTGGAACAAGATTAGATACAAACTCACCAGCAACACTAATATTATCTCCATCACTATCACCAAGATTAATTTGGCCACCATAGAAGGTAGCAGTTCCAATAAAATATGATTCGCCTGCAACAGAAAGTCCTGCACCAACAGTTACGTTCTTATTAACTCCAAGACCACCATCAATTTGAACAGCACCAGTATTTGGATTGCCTAGAATATTATCTGTAGCATTCGTAAAAGTATTGATACCTGCAAAATCAATACCAGTTCCCCAAGAAAGATTTCCGTTCCCGTCATTCTTGAGTACGGTATCTGCACCACCTTGGGTTCCTGGAAGAACATAAGTTACATTTCCACCAAGAGTATTTGGTGCTTTGATGGCAACGTAGTTAGTTCCATTCTTATCAACTAACTTTAGATTCAGTGAATTAGTTCCATCTTCTCTTCCCCAGTAACGGTGGGAACCGAAGAATTTGTTATTTGCTACAGAGGTATCAATACCAATAAAGAAATCAAAATTGTTTAACGAAATTGCTGGTTCACCTGGACGGAGTGCAGGTACGGTTCCTGCTACCCCTGCATTACCTCTTTTAAATTGAAGTACTGGTGCAGGCATCTTCTTACTACTATTTGATTATAATAGTATTTAGAATATTAAAAACCACCTGCATCCAAATTAATACGATCATCAAGATCAATATCCAATTGATTTTCAAAGTCTGCTGGAAGTCCTGGTTGATTTGGTTCTGTTGTCGCTGCAGAAAGAACCTCATCGGGATTACGGTCTCTCCATTTCCCTGTTGTAGCATCATACATCAGAACATACTTATCATTATTACCACTGATTTCTACGTCTGTGAGTTGATCTAATTGCACGGGTTCTATTTGGTAAACGTTGGAAAGCCCTACTTTATAATCTTCTGTTTTTGTTTTTTTGACCGAATAGTTATATCCAGAAGAAACAGAAACTTTATAAGTCATACAGATGCACTCTCTTCTACGATTGCTGTTCCTTTAATGACTTTTGTTTTTTTATTGTTTATAGTAAGAACAACATCAAAGTAGTTTCTGCCTGCTTTTAAATTTGCAGTTTGTGTTGCAGTTAGTGTAAGTTTAATAGTTCCAGTTCCTGCGGTAATAGTTTTTGAAAACTCTTCACCATCAGTTGCATTGGGATATTTGCGAATTTTTGCATAAGTTGTTGATAATCCACTCAAAACTGAAGCAGACTGGTCGGGGTCAAAAAGATTGAAAGTTGCCTCAAAATCAGTTCCCTTTTCTATGACTATATTGGTAATTTCAGCAACTGCCATTTGTCTGGAGGATTTTTAAGTATTTATGATAATAAAAAAGAGGGTTATTTATACCCTCTTGATAATTATGCTGGAGGCACTGGCCAATCTGGATGGTTTGAATCTAAAACCAAAGCTTTAGGGTCTGTGATATTATCTGGCAAATCTCTTAGTTCTTGTCTATACCCTTGCCAAATAACCTTTTGTTCTTCGGTTAAATTATTATCAGGAAGTTGTGTCCAATCACATTCTGTTAATTTAAAAAATCTTATATACCTAAGTTCCTGCCAATAATCTCTATTTAATTCTGCTTGAATTGCTTCATCTTCAATTTGTTTTTTCTTAGCATCCCAAAGTTCCGCTGCTCTTTCAAATAAACCTAAAGAAGTGATTTCTTCATTTATTCTTTTAAGATCGACGTACTCCACTTCTCCATGATCATCATACCATTGAACTGCATGAACTTCTTCAGGAACCCATGTTAAGTCAATATCATGAAGACATTCTCCATCTTTACAAACAACACTGTCGATTGGAACAATAGTAAGTCTCATTTTTATAGTTAATTATATGGTGTAAGTATATTTATTACTTAGATACTGCTAAGCAAGGTCTTTTATCATAGACAAAATCTCTGTATTCTCCATTAGAATCAACATAATGAAGAAATGCTTGAAGATACCATTTATTTTTGAATGGAGGCCTCCAGTGCCACAACTCACATCCTTTATATAAACAAAGGTCACCCGGATTTAAAAGGATCTTAGTGGGATTATCATCGTTTTCTTTTGAACTGAAATAGATTGGATTTACTTTTCCATCGAATCCAATAGAAAGAGTTGCAGAAACTTCACATGATGGTCTGTCTCTATGAATTTTTAATTCATTTCCTTTCTTGTATATTCTAGTATAAGAATAAGTCGGCAACAAATCTATTTTTGTTTTTTCTGATAGTTCTTGACAAGAACGTTCTAAGATAGTTTCTACTAGAGGGTCAGCATAAAATGAAAAAGAACCAGGAGCTTGTGTGTCATTTCTATCTGCCACACCAGATTTTGCTCTAATGAAAAAGTAATCCTGAATAAAGTCAAGAAATTCTTTATCCAAAAAATTTCTAACTATAAGATACTTATTTTTTTTAAAGGTCATTTTAGTGGAGGTCCATTAATCCATGCGACAAGTGAGTATCTAGAACCAGACTTTATTTTTGTAACTCTATGCAAGGTTCTACCTTCAAATACACAAATAGATCCTTTTCTTTTTTCAATATCAATTCTTTTATTTTGATAATCAAAAATTTGAAGTATACCTCCCTCATACTCTGAAGGGTCATTCAATTGAATTGTAATTGACAGTTTTCTGTAATAATTTGGACTGCATTTGTCTGGGCAAAAGTCAGTATGCCAATTATAAAACCCACCCTCATTATACTTTGTAATTTGGACAGATTGAATGGCAGTAATATCATACTGCCAATTTTCATCATTTGCCAACTTAACATAATTCCAAACTATACCAGTAACCCAGTGAGTTGGTGGAAGAAAATATACTTCAGACTTTCTTATTTTATTCAGCATATAATCGTTTGGAGAATCAAAATTTCCAGTTAATGCTGTGCCAAAAGTATCTTTATTCTCTTCAATTTCTGAGATTAAAAAACTACAAATTTTTTCATCTAAAGTATCATTAAAAACTACAGAAGAAGATATTGGTATTGAACTTGGTTGTTGATTTAAGTCTAAGTTACTAAAAAATAAATTTCTAGTTGGATTTAAATCATTTTCTACATTATCTTCTGTATCTGTAGAGTCTAAGAGTTCACTTATATCATGAATTTTTGCCATGATTAATTCTTTTATTGATTATCTTTTCCTTCTTCAAGGATATTTTTTGATGGTTTTGAATTTGTTGGTAGTTGAGAAATAATTGGATTTACTGTAACGCCCTGAAGCATTGCTTGAATATAAAGTTCTTTGTTTTCCTCATTTGCTTTTACTACTTCATTTCTAAATGATTCAACAGCAGCACCTGCTTGCCTAGACTGTTGTGCAGCCTCAATAATAAGAGTGGGAATCCATTTTACCGCACACTCCCATTCATCTACTTCTTCTCCTGTATTTGGATTCATTCCTCTAACATGAACCATCCAATTACATTCTAGACCAATACACTCTTTTTGAATAAGAGGGCAAAAGTTACCAGATTTTACTTTCATTTAAAAAAATTTCCTATGCATCTCTAGACGCTATTATAGCATCCACATACAAAACTCGCAAGTCTAAAGTAGAACTAGAACTTATTGGGTGGGTGTGACCAGTGCTCCCTCCCGCAGGTTGAATTCCAACGCCAGCTACGGAAACGCCATTTCCCGGTGAATTTGGGTTTCTATCTGTATTGCCGGGAACAATTTGAAGAGCTGATGCTGGGTGAGCGTGTGGGGCCATATCTGCAGCAAGAAGAGTGTATGACCCAGAAGTTCCAGAAAATGGTATGGTTACGTTCGAATGGACTGTAGTAAATGAATTTGTTCCTGCACTTCCACCACCAGTTCCAGAAACAACTCTAAGTGCTTTATTGTCATGTGAGGTTAATTTAGTAAATCCTGTAGGAGCATTTGCTTGAGGAAAAATCATTACAGTTCCCGCCGGAATAGAACCCTTTCCTATAAACTGAGCAGTTGTGGTAAATGTACTAATTCCCGCAAAAGAAAGATCATTATTGATTATTTGTGTTGATGTTATTTTATATGCCATGATTAAGCATCTCTTGTTGCTAAAATTACATCTACATATTTAACTCTAAAATCTGCCGATGTAGATCCAGAAACTGGGTGTGGGTGTGCTGCCCCGCCACCTGCGGCAAGGGTAGCTGCTCTTGCAATAAATTGAGAACCTGCAAGAACACCCTGAGTGGAACCACTGACAGCAATACCAGAGCCTGGGTGAGTGTGAGTTGGAAGTTGAGCCGTTGTTAAGGTATTTGATGCAGTTCCTGTTATTGAAATTGGAGTCGTTGATGATGAAGGAAATGCTGTAGAAAAATTAACACTTCCACCCGTTAATCCACCAGTTCCAGATACAATTCTAAGTGCATAATCATTATATGTTGTAACTTTTGTGAATCCTGTCGGTGCGTTTGTTTGATTGAACACCACAGTTGAATTTACGGGAATTGTTCCTTTGCCAATAAAATTTGTAGCTACTACAGAACTCGTACTGTATACGTTTTGCGAACTATCAATAACTGTGGTTGGAGATATCTTATATACCATCTTAGGCGTCCCTTGATGCAGCTATGACATCAATATATTGAACTCTCATATCTAATGTTCCAGATGCAGTTCCACTGGGATGACTGTGAGAATTTGCGGCGCTGGCTGGGGTGTTACCTGTATTTACTGCAGTACGATAAACACCAAATGGGTTGAAAGACATTACGTTTGGTGGTCCAGCAGCTGCACCTGAAGGGTGAGTGTGTGATGCAAGTTGTGGAGTAGTAAGTGTTGCTCCTCCAATTGTTGCAGTTACAGTGAGGGGAGTTGTTGATGATGAGGGGAATACTGCGGAAAAATTAGCAGATCCTCCAGACGAAGCCGTACCATTAACTACCCTCAAAGTATAATCATTATTTGCAACTAATTTTGTGAATCCTGTAGGAGCATTTGCCTGGAAAAAATAACATACTGATGCGGCAGGAATCATACCCTTTCCAGTATAATTTGCAGCAGTTACAATACCACTTACGTTAATACTGTCATCATTAGCAATAATTACTGTTCCAGCTAACTTAAACGTCATAAAATTTTTATATAATGCAAATTTTTTGACTTATTGGTCTATTTATTATAGACAAGAAATATCTCCAGCAAAATGAGAGCGAGGCCCATTTGCCAAGACATAATGAAAAAAGATTTGATGATGGAAAGTGTCATCTTCAATTTTTTTTACTTTTCGAATTAATCTTTCGACAAGATTATATCTTGATTTTAATGGTTCTCTCCAATGTTCTATGTCACAACCTTTGTATAAAACAGCATCTCCATTATTTAAATTTACATATTTCTCTTCCCCATCGGGAGTTTGAAAACAAATTCCCCAAGGTTCTTTTGAATTTGTATTAATTTGATATGTCAAAGAAATTTCACATGAATTTCTATCAGTGTGCCTAAAAAGTCTTTGGTTTACAAAATAGAATCTATCAAAATAATAAGTATTGTATAACTTTTCTCCTAAGATATCTTCAAGTATCATTCTAATTTGAGAATGTGCATACTTATATTTTGGATGATTGTATCTTGATAATGAATTTTGCACTTGAATTTCAGGATTAATTACAAATTTATCAATTTTCCCTCGATAAGAATATTGTCCTCTTTCCTTTGGCAAATCATTCATATCTTCTTGAAATTCTTCTGGATCCCAAATTCCACGAATAATCATATATCCATATTTTTGAAAAAATTCTCTTGCACCTAAAGCACCTGGTTCGCAAGGAGGATCTATAGAAACATAACATCCAGTAGGAATATCCAATTCCATCACTGGTCTGCTTTCTATCATTTGTTTAGAACATCCAGGCAATTTATCAGGATGATCTAAATTTATTACTTCTTCTTTTTTATTGAATGAATTGAACATAATTAATTTCTCCAATCATTTCCAGCGAGGGCCTACTACCCATCCAACAATACTTTTCCTTACTCCTTTAGTTACTTTTTGAACTCTATGTTGAGACCTAGAATCAAAAAGAACAATTGCACCCCTTTGTCTTGGGGCAAAATAAGATCTTCCAGCTTCATCAAGTATTTGCAAATTTCCTCCCTCATAATTATCTGGGTCAGATAGAAGAAGACTAAAAGAAAGTTTTCTGACCTTCTCGCAATTTTCGTTCACAAAATCCTGAAGAATATCTCCGCCGTGACCACGATTTCCTCCAGAAATTGGTTTATAGTGAGAAGAAAGTCCCGCATCGTTATGCCAACCATAATATTGACCCTCACCATACACAGTATATTGAAGGGATTCTCCATCAATGTTTGTCAAATCATATAAAAAGTTTTCGCGATTTGCTCTCTGAACATAATGCCAAAGAAATCCACCAATCCAATGACTTGTTGGAATCCATGCATTTCTTGCATTTCTTTTATCTCTGTCTACCGTTCCAAAATCACCTTCACCGACTCTTGAATCTTCTAGTTCATTATCAAGATTCAATTTAAGTTCTTCTTCGATCGTATCGATAATTTTTGCATTCAAATCAGTCCAATACCATATACTTTGAAATGCCATTTTCTTTTGCATTAAATATTCAGTACTATTATATATTTGTTTTTTTGAAAAGTCAAATTACAATTCTCTTATTAATAACTCCCAAGTTTGAAGTTCTTCATTCCATTTGTAATCGTTTTCATCATCTGGTCTTGGAACGGGAGAAATCCAATCATAAGTATTTTCATCTAAAATCCAAGAATCAAATGGTTTTGGTAGTAGAAACACATTATGGTTTTCATCATATTTGAATCCAATCCCAGCATAGCGAACTCTAAATGTATTAGTAATTGAAGTTTGAACCCACTTTGTATTCTCACCAAACAATCTTTTAAGAAAATTAATTCCTATCTCCTCAGTTTCTCTGGAATATTGATTAATTGGGTCATTAATATCTTCATTGTTTACAGCAAGAACACGGATTACTGTGTTATTTTCATCTAACTCTGCAAAATGTGCCATTTTTATTACTAGAATGTTGGGTATGAAATAATTACAACTCCAGGAGATCCTGCTTGTCCAGATTTTAGTCCGGCGTTTCTTGGTCCAACAATAGGTGTTGCTCCTCCACCTCCACCAGTTCCCCGATTAGCTGTTAAAGTTGGAGAACCAGAAGCGGGAAGGCCTGGAATAGAACCAGCAGCACCTGGAGCAGAATATATGACTGGAGTTCCACTGATGGCACTATTTAAACTAAGGCCACCACCAGCACCACCTGTTGCTCTACGTCCCGGACCATTAGCAGGTGTAGTTGGAGGCAAAAGTGGGAAATAAGTTACCAGAACTCCAGCACCTCCACCTGTGCCTTGTGCAGGTGTTGTTGCTGGACTAGATATTCCACCCGAAGATGCTGTTGCTGGTGTTGTAGGGGAATTCCTCAAGCACCCACCACCGCCTCCTCCAGATCCACCAGGATTTCCATTACCTCCAACATTAGGTGTTATTGGTGGAAATTCATCTTCTCTTCCCCCTCCTCCTCCACCACCACCAGTGGAAGTTATTGTACTAAGAACAGAATCGGTTCCTGACCAAGTGTTTGGGCTTCCTCCAGTCGAACCTTGAGCACCACCACCACCGACAGTTACTGTATAATTTCCATTTGCCA